GTCAATTGGTAGTTCATGTCTTCCCGCACGCGAGTAGATGCTTCTTCTTTCTCGGGTGTATCTTTACCCAAGATTTGCGTCTTCACGGGGCCAGCAGCGGGGAACGTCTCCATGATTCCCTCTGACTGAAAGCGCACAACTGACTCAGTCAACATGGGGTGGAATACACCACAAGCACCTTGCCATGGCTCTGTTCTATCCTCGTACTTCAGGCCCAGTAACTTCAAGCCATCAACGTAGGTTTGTATCCAATCTTTGCGATCACCAATGTCTTTAGTGAAATCGCTAACCAACTCGGAGCCTAATGAATCTAGCGCACTCTCGTCCATGAACTCAGCAAGGTTGGCATCAAACTCTTCGTCAGTACCTTCTGTATCAGGAGAAAGTTCAATCTCAATATCACCCATGCCAATGGTGACAGACTCAGGGTCTTCGATCTCAATCTCTAGTGGAGGCGCTGTTAAGTCCTCGTCTTCAATACCCAGAGGGGCTGCGTACAAACCTTTGTCGATAGAACTTGTTGCCATTTTTAATCCTTAAACTGTGTAGTACCGCTCACGGCGGTGGCTCTTAAACCATTGAACTTCTTCAGGCTCATCGCTTGGTAAGCGTAGGAACCCACCCTGACGAAAGCGCATAAGCGCTAGTGTTGTCGCGTCAACCAAGTCATCATGCTCGCCTGACGGGAATGCTGCAACCTCGTCTACTAACTCTTCTGCCCAGCGGGTTCGTGGAACCCACACTTTTCCAGACGCAATTATGTCTGAGACCGAGTTCAAGCGGGCAATTTTGTCTTGACCCTTACTAGGCGTGTACTCCTGCACTGGTATGCCCATCGCCCTAAGATCGTAAATTAAAGGAGCGCCGGACGCTTTCTTCTCCACAATCAATGAGTCAGGCTCATACTCGTTGTACTCACGTAATACGTCTCGTTTAAGGTCTGGGAACTCGACACGCTTCTTGTATGTATTGAGCAAAATGATGTTGGGGGCAAAGTTGTCTTCATCACAAGCGAAAATGCCCCAAGTTGTCCCTGCGGAATAGTCAGCACGCTGGGTTTTCTCAAACGCCGTGTCCCACGACTGGAGGATATATTCACAGACAGGAGGATCATCTTTTTCCCACCATTTCCACCAATCACGCTTAACAATAGCGGACTCATTACCTACAGGATTCTGTTGATACTGTGCTTGCCACTTGGCGTTTGGCAACTCTTCCCGCAGTGCAGACAGCTCTTCAAGGCTCCAAAACTGAGGCCAAAGTGGTCGTCCAGAGGGCAAAATAGCGGGGAATTCAATCACTTCCCACTCTTCACCTGTCCTCTGAGCCGCTGATTTAAGCACCTGACCGGTCAAATCTCGCTGTGCCCAGCGTGTCATAACTACAACAATCGCTCCGCCCGGCTGCAGACGCTGCCTAGGGCCGGATGTATACCACTCAAACACCTTATCGTAGACGTCTGGGTTACTAGCTGCCATCGCAGCCTCTTGTTCTGAGTGCGGGTCGTCAATAATGAGTACATCCGCGCCCTTACCGGTCACAGCACCACCCACACCAATCGCAAAATAGTCACCACCCTTGCTGGTATTCCACCTTCCGGCTGCTTTTGAGTCAGCTTGGAGCGCTAAATTGGGGAAAATGTTGTTATAGACCTCGGAATCCACCAAATTTCGCACTTTTCGACCGAATCCCACCGCTAATTCGGCTGTGTGGGACGTTTGAATGACTTTCTTATGCGGAAATTTACCCAAGAACCAAGCTGGCAGAAGATAAGAAGCAAACTCAGACTTAGTATGACGGGGAGGCATATTAATAATAAGACGTTTGCAAGTCCCATTTGCAACTCGTTCGAAAGCCTCGGCCATCCTCTTGTGGTGCGCCCCCGAAATGAAAGTTGGCCATACTCGTTCAACGAATTTGATGAATTTTTCTTGGCATAGTTCACGATCTTTGAGCTTCTCCAATTTAATAAGTGAGGCTTCTAGCACGCGCATATCCGACTCGGACAGCAAGCCCGAGCTAATCGCCATTTCTATTTCTTTAAGCGTCAGGCTCATCAGCTTTTTGCTCGTTAGGTACGTCTTCGCGGGTTTCTTCTGCTGGGCCTAGTAGCGTATCCAGATCGTCTAGGGGCGTTACATCTGTAACATCTGCATTCATGAGCCGCTTGATGCGCTCTTTGATGGATTCTTCCAACCCCTTACTTGTGGTGTGGTGCACAGTAATCTCACTGCGTTCAGTGAAGAGGCCAATGTCTGAATGTTTGCCAAGCAACTCAAGGGCTTTGATCTCAATCTTGGGGTCGCCGCAGTCAGTCATCTTGACTAGCTTATTAGTAATGAATGTGCGGGCCTGTTGTATATCTGCAAATGCTTGGAAGTCAAACGTCTTAATGAGTACTGAGGCCGCCTTCGCTTCTGCAGGTACGGATATGTGCTTAGGTGTAGCTGGTTTATCGGTACCGTTGAAAAGCTCCGCCGTTTTGTGCAGGTCTTTATCTTCGTAGTCAAGACCGGGGCCGAGCTTGTCGATCAGGTCTGCAGTATTTACAGCGATGGCGATGCCGTCCTTGTGAGTCTTGGGCTGCTCATCGGACATGTCGAACGGTAACGGATGTTCCGTTGTTGGCTGAATTTCAATCATAGGCACCAAAGTTAATTGGGAGTGGGGGCAAATGTAACACTACTTTTAAATTTTTGCAAAAATTTTTTTGGATGACTCGATTTATTTTGCACCGGGGGGTGTTTTGGGGCGGAGAAAAAGCGGATGAATAGCGGAGAACTGAAAGGGGGAGGGGGGATTTTTAAAACGCGGTATCGTTTGAGCGACACAGTGTGTATGTGGCGCTACCTCCCCTTTGCCCAGTTTTTGGGGGGTGGGGTTGGTGTCGGCTGAATCTAACATTTTGTTAGAACCCTCCCCCATTTAATTTGTTTATTTATTACTTGCAAAGTGTACCACAATGTGTATAATACATAACATGGTCAGACAGAATCTGTCCATACCCTGAAAGGGGTTTCATTAGTGTAATTAGAAAAGGTTAGATCATGACAACAAACGTCATCGTGTCGTCACCCGCCATTGACACAGGCATTTTGGCTATCGCTCGCAACGCATTGGTTGAAGAGGCGGTAAAAACGGGCGGTGTTATTCAGGCTTATGCCAACGCCCTTTGTGATGTGTTCGATCGCAAGGACACAAACGGCAAAACCATTGCCAAATGGTTTGATCTAGTCGGCAAAGACAAAAAGGGTGTCAAAGCCGAGCGTTCATTGTTTTGCAATGCAATGATGGACAGGGATTCTAAGTTCATCAAGTCAACCGATGCAGACGGCAAGCGCAAGCATACCGCTACAGTTGACACCTATTGGCAACGTGTCAAAGAGGCTTCGGGTTATGTGCCAAATGGCAGGGTGTCAGGCGGTAATGACATCGATAGCAAAACCCTCGCTGAGTTGAAGACCATGATAAATCGCATCTATAAAGCGGATGAAGATGGTATCGAGTGCAACGCTCAAGACTTTTTGGTCAACCTCAAAGACGTCTTTGAGGGCATGGGCGGAGACGTGATGGACTTGGGCAAAAACCTCAAGTAATCGGTGAACCAAGAACCTAGGGGAAACCCTAGGTTCTAACAAAAGTTAGATTTCAAAGGGGAAAATTATGACCTTAGATAAAAACCAAATGATGGTGATTGCAACATGGTTCAGCGTTTACGAAAATGAAACCGAACCAAGTGCCTATGAATACGAACTAATGACCAAGCTTTGCCTGACACTCGGCAACACTTTGGGCGCAGAAGAAAATTGGCGCAAACACCTTTCAGCTTTGGAGTACGAGCGTATCGCAGAAGCCGAATGGAAAGCCGAAGAAGAGGAAGAAGCTCGAGCCATGTAATCCTAATGTTACAAAACCCAGCCCGCTTTATGCGGGCTTTTTTGCGTCTGCTTCTAACTTTTGTTAGCGTACCACTATGTTATTTTCCCAAGGTTTTTTTTTCTGCACCAGTTCTCTGTGCGGGGGTAGTGGCAAGCCCCTGCTTAAAATTTGAGCAACGTTACAAAAACTGCACCAGTTCTCTGTGCGGGGGTAGTGGCAAGCCGAATCTAACAAATGTTATGTTTCGTTGTAGCAATGTTACGTCTAATGTTACGTTACAAATCGCGTAAGTTGTTGATTCTAAAGCAATGTTATATGTTACGTTTTTTTAAGAATGAGTGTGGGAGTCCGCAGGGACAACGCAAGGCAGATAGTGCAAATTGCACTACATAATATTCTAGGAAAGCCACACACACTATTCTTCAAAAAATATAACTTTATAACATAACCCATTTTTTCCTCCGCAAACCCTTGATTCTATTGGGTTTCATAATGTTACATGTCAAATTTCACGCACGTAACATTCCACAACATTGCCCCAAAAAACGTAACAACTCATACCCATAAAAACGTAACAGAAGCATCGCCCCATTACTTGACTTATCTGTAACTTTGTGGTATAATTAAAGATGGGTTGGGGGAGATGGTTTGCACCCAATCTATTTTGTAACAATACAAAATGTAACAAAGCAAACCTAACAAATGTTAGAAAGGTTAGATATGACAGATTGGAAAGAATGTATCGATTGCGGTGACGATGTACCAACCGAGAGGTATCAAGCGTTTTGCAGATTCTGTGAACAAGATCGAGAGCGTAGTGCAGGTGAGGAGCGTATGAGTTGGTGCGTAGTCCAAGAGTATGGCAAGGGTAACTACCAACTTGTTACACCTGCGAGCGCACGCACAACGCTCAAACAGACTAATCAAAAAGAACTGAGGGGCTGAGCCATGAACAAAGAAGTATTACTTGCGGGTAAGACTGTACAAGATGTTAAGTATGCCGACCCATGGGGCGAGGGCATAACCATTCGGTTCACGGATGGTGACGAGCTATACATCTACGAGCGCATGCAAGCGGGCGAGATCATTGTTATGTTTAACGGGCAGGAAGTTGCCCATGGGAGGAGTGAGTAATGATTAGGCATACCTTTTATATTGAACACGAGGATGGGACAGTCCTCGAGTGGACAGGGCTGAGTCACAGAAGGGCGCAGACCTTGCTCGGCTATACGCAAGTGTG